TCAGTAGCGCAAGAGGGGCTTTGATCTATAACTCTACTTTAAGTGGCGCAAGCACAGGCTCTACTACCACGGCTGCGGCTTACCCAGCGGTTGCCGTAATTAACTTTGGGGGTGATAAGTCCTCTAGTGCTGGAGACTTTACTATACAGTTCCCAGCTAATGACGCTAACAACGCAATAATCAGGATTGCATAATGGCTTTAATCACTGGTTGGGATAGAAGCACTTGGAACTCTGGAGCGTGGAATAGTCCTATTCCCGTTGAGGTTACTGGTGTTTCTGCGGCCAGTGCAGTTGGTTCGGCTACGGCAAGTCTTCCAGTTAGTGTTTCTGTTACAGGTGTTTCAGCGGCAACCGGAATAGGATCTGTTTCTATTCTTGTACCTGTCACGGTAACACCAAGCGGGGTTTCAGCGGCAAGCGGGATAGGATCGCCTACCCTTGTAACGAACTCTAATCTATCTGTTACGGGCGTTTCTGCGGCTAGCGAAATTGGTTCTGTCCAAGCTAATTTTGCTTTTACAGTAGAAGGCGTTTCCGCACAAGGTTTAGTCAACACTGTAAATATTTGGACTGTTATTGACGATTCGCAAACCTCAAACTTTTCAGAGATAAGCACAACTCAAACGCCGAATTGGACGGAAATAGCGGCATAGGAATAGTATCATGGCATCATCATACACAACAAGTTTTGGTATTGAAAAAATAGGTTCTGGAGAACAGTCTGGAGCGTGGGGAACGACTACAAACCACAACCTAGATATTCTAGACCGGATAGCCTCATACAAAGCTGTTGCGATAACAACGAATGCAGACACGCACACTTTAACTGTGCGAGAGGCTTCTCCTGGATCAGGGACAGAGAATCTGCAAGATGGAATGTATCGTGTAATTAAATTTACAGGAGCATTGGATTCAAATTGCACAGTTACAGTAGCCCCTAACACGACTGCTGCCTTCTTTATTGTCATCAACGCAACTACCGATTCTGGCTCTAGCGGACCATACTCCGTAATTCTTACGCAAGGTTCTGGAGCAAATATAACTGTAGAGAATGGTAAGTCAGCTATTGTTTATATGGACGGTGCGGGTTCCGGGGCGGCTGTAGTAGACGCTCTTTCTGATCTTCAACTTGCTACGCTGACTGCGTCTGGAGACGTTACTGCGAGTGGTACGTTTAACGCTCTGGGCGACACTGCCGCAAGCGACAAAGCAGCAATGGGCTACACCTCTGCTGAAGGATTGATCCTTACGGGGCAGGGCAGTACCAATGATGTGACCATCAAGAATGATGCAGATGCAGACGTTATCACGATTGCGACAGGTGGAACTAGCGTTGACATCGTAGGAGATGTAACTGCTTCTACTGTGAATGCTGATGGTGATACTTCTGCTGGTGACAATGCTGCGATGGGTTACACCGCTGCGGAAGGTCTGATCCTCACGGGTCAAGGCTCAACTAACGATGTCACGATTAAGAACGATGCTGATTCATCAGTTTTAACAATCGCAACTGGCTCCACTAGTGTAGATATTGTCGGATCTATCACAGCATCAACCTTGAACGCTGACAGTGATACGTCGTCAGGGGCTGCCGCACAAATAGGCTACACTTCTGCCGAAGGTCTGATTCTCACAGGTCAGGGGTCAACTAATGATGTTACCATTAAAAATGACGCGGACGCTGATGTAATTACAATCGCAACTGGAGCAACTAATGTAGCGGTTGCTGGTCAGATTAATGGTGGCACAATCATTCTTGCGGAGACTGACACTGACACATCCAACACAGGCAGTGTAACGATTGACTTCTCCGCTCATCAGAATTTTGTGCTTACCCTTACGGGTAACGTGACTTTGGCTAACCCCAGCACAGAATCAGTGGGTCAGGCAGGAGTGTTTGTGTTCATTCAAGATGGCACTGGATCACGAACTTTGAGTTTAGGCACGGATTATGAAACTGCGGGTGGGGCTGGAATTACTCTTAGCACAGCGGCTTCAGCAGTAGATGTCGTTCCGTATTTTGTGAAGGCTTCTGGCTCGATCCAGTTAGGAGCCGTGCAGAAGGCATTTAGCTAATGACGATGTTTGGCTCACAGTGGTTCGCCGCACCCGATACGACTTATACAATCAATCAGTCGGCTCGATTTAATAACGGCGATTCGGCTTATCTTAACCGAACTCCCGGTTCTGCGGGAAACCGTCGCACTTGGACATGGAGTGGTTGGGTAAAACGCACTACTCTTGGTTCACGATACATGTTTGGGGCAGTTAATACTGGAACAGATTCGATAGGTTTTGCCAGCACTGATCTTTTAACGATAGGTTTTAATAACGCGAATGACGGAGTGCTTCAAACGACTAGACTGTTTCGTGATGTTGGTGCCTGGTATCATATTGTTGTTGCCGTCGATACAACTGAAAGTACCGCAACAAATAGGATACGTCTTTATGTTAACGGCGTTGAAGAAACAGATTTTTCTACAGACACCGCTCCTGCTGAAGACTATGACACGGGAGTCAATAATACAGTACAGCAAACTGTAGGCTCTCTTTCAGCCCCATCTGGTTATTTGGATGGATACCTTGCAGAAGTACATTTAATCGATGGGTCACAACTAACTGCGGCTAGTTTTGGCGAAACGAATAGTGATACAGGTCAGTGGATTCCAAAGGCTTACTCAGGCAGCTACGGAACAAACGGCTTTTACCTCAAGTTTCAAGATAGCTCTAGCCTTGGTGATGACTCTTCTGGAAATGGTAATGATTTTACCAGTAACAATTTGGCAGCGGCGGATCAGATGTCCGACAGCCCAACTAATAATTTCTGGACCCTTAACCCGCTCGACAGCGGAGCAACAATTTCTGATGGAAATCTAAAAAACGGTGGTGGTAGCTCTACAAATACACATGCTCCTGCTTTGCCCACAACAGGCAAATGGTATTGGGAAGTCGTCTGCACTGACATTAACACTGGCACAGCCGGCGCACATTTCTTTGGAATTTGTAACGCAGCGGTCTATCAAAGCGAAGACTTTACAGCCCACGCAACAATTAGCGCAGGTCAACAGCGTGGTGGGCAGCTAAAGAAAAACAATTCTAACACTTCTACCGGCACTGCTGTAAATGATGGCAATACCGTTGGCATGGCGTTTGATGCAGATAATCTGACCTTAAAATTGTATGTTGATGGTTCGCAGTCAGGAAGCACGATCACAAGTCTGACGGCAGGGACTTATAAGTTGTGGATTCAAGACGGCAGCACAGTCACCAACATGACGGTCAACTTTGGTCAAAGCGATTTCGATCAGACGGTGCCTACTGGTTACAGTTCGTTATGCACTAATAATTTGCCAGACCCACAAGTAGAAAACCCCAGCAAGTATTTTCATACCCAGCTTTACACAGGCGATGGTAGCTCTGGTAATTCGATTACCAATAATGCCCAAGCGGGAGATTTTCAACCTGACTTGTTGATTATAGCGCCTCGCTCAAACGGAGATCATCACAATGTTTGGGATGCCGTAAGGGGTAATACAAAACGCATCCGTACAAATGCGGCAGACACAGAATATACAGACAGCCCTGCACTTATCACGTTTGAAAGCGATGGGTTTGACCTTGATACAACTGATATAAACTACAACGGATCAAGCAGAACTTACTGTGCTTGGCAATGGTCAACTGATGGTGCTTCTGCCGCAACCAATACAGATGGTAGTCGTGATTCAAGTGTGATGGTAAATACCACGCATGGGTTTAGCATTGTCGCTTACACCGGAGATGGCTCTGGTGACGACACTTATGGGCATGGGTTAGGAGCGACACCGGGACTCATTTGGTGCAAGAACCTAGACGCAGCCCAAAACTGGCGTGTGTTCAATCAGGGGCTAACGAGTGGTGCGGCCAATTCATTATTTTTAAATCTTAACAATGCTGAGTCTGCTGATCCCGACAGAATTTCAGCGGTATCTTCTACTACGTTCACTGCTGCTGCAAACATGAATAAAGCCGAAGATTATATAGCGTATTGCTGGGCGCCTGTTCCGGGATATTCGGCCTTTGGCAATTACGAAGGTAACTCAAATGCAGATGGAACATTTATATACACAGAATTTCGTCCCGCGTGGATCACTGTAAAAACTATGGACTCAGCAAACGATTGGGTCATTTACGATACCAAGCGCGATCCGATTAACGTGTCTGATACTGTACTGCGAATGGACAGCACCAACTCTGAGTATTCTGGCAGTGGTCGAGAAATAGACATACTCAGTAATGGCTTCAAAATGAGAACGTCTAACACAACAATTAACGCAAGTGCTACATTTGCATATATGGCGTTTGCTGAGTTTCCTTTCAAATATGCAAATGCGAGGTAAAAACTATGTGGAAATATAACGGAAAAATTATTCGGGAGGGGAGTTCTTGGGCTAACAGCAACGGTATCCAGCACCCTCCTAACTGGCACATTTGGTCTAAATCTGAGAAAGAAGCTGCAGGAATGACGGAAGTTAATCCCGAAGCTCCCCCGGACTCTCGCCTGTATACATGGAACTATGCCGCTGATGGCGTGACGATTGAGAAAACCGCTAAAAATTTAGCAGACACAACAGTTGACGGTGTTACTAGCGAAGGTGTCAAAACAGCATTAAAGCGAGAAGTTCAGGCGCAGCAATACCGAAAATTGGCTGAGACAGATTGGGCGGTGATCAGAAAAACAGACAAGGGAACGGCTATCCCTTCAAACATTCAAACGTATCGAGATGCAATTCGCACTAAAGCAACTGCTATGGAAAATGCGATTGATGGTGCGGCAAACACCGATGCTGTAGCTGCACTGTTTGTTACTCGCGATAAGGATGGGAACAAATCCGGCATTCTTTATGATTGGCCAGAATTAGGAAGTTAAATGCCACTGTCTAAAATACAGTTCAGACCTGGAGTAAACCGAGAGACTACGTCTTACGGAGACGAAAATGGCTGGTTTAATTCAGACCTAATTCGATTTCGCAAAGGTCGTCCTGAAAAAATGGGCGGATGGTCGCGTCTTAGCAGTAACACTATTGAAGGCACTGGTCGTTCACTGCACGTATGGGCCGCGTTGAATGGTTCTAAGTACATGGGTCTTGGTACAGAAACCAAGTTTTATATTGAAGAAGGTGGTGGGTACAACGATGTAACGCCTATTCGGGCGACTACTACGCTTGGCGCGAACCCCTTAAAAACCGGAACGTCAGGTACAGGGACAATAACTGTAACGGCTCCTGGTCACGGTGCTGTTAATGGAGACTTCGTTACGTTTAGCGGTGCAACCACCACGGACGGTATAACAGCGACTCAGATTAACATTGAGCATGAGATAACTCTTATAGATTCCAACTCTTACACCGTGTCAACTACGGGCTCCGCTTCTTCTGGAAGCACCGCAGGTGGTGGTTCTTCTGTAGTGGCTACCTATCAGATTAACACGGGTCTTGGAACGGTTGTTACAGGAAATGGTTGGGGTGCTGGGCTGTGGGGTGGATTAACTACTGGATATTCGCAGACTACGCTAAACGATAGTGGAGGAATTAGTGACTCGGACACTTCCTTCACGTTGACCAGTGCTTCAAATTTTGAAACAGCTTCAACAACTACCTCTGCAAATCTTACTGCTGCAAGCACCACGATTCCTGTTGCGGATGCCACAACTTTGCCCTCTAAAGGCACTGTTAAAATTGGAAGCGAGAATATCCGTTATGGCAGTAAAGCCGGAAATACTCTTGGTAATTTAACCAGAGGCGATGACGGTACGACTGCAGCCAGTTCTTCAAGCGGGGCATCGGTCACGTTTGTCGGTCTTATGCTCATAGAAGACGAGTTGATTCAATACACGGGTAAATCTAGTGACACTATAAACGCTGGCGTAGCCAGAGGAGCAAGAGGAACTACGGCTGCAGCCCATGCTGATGGGATAGCCGTTAAAGAAGCAAACGATTTTGTAGGGTGGGGCGACGAATCAGCAACTTCGGCAGAAACAGGCTCTAATATTCGTTTGTGGTCTCAGGACAACTGGGGAGAAGATCTGGCTTTCAACGTCTATGACGGGGCTCCTTATTATTGGGATCAAACACTGGGGCTAGGAAATAGAGCATCAACTCTGGCTTCTCAATCAGGTGCGTCTGGCGCTCCGACTATTACACGTAGGCTGATGATATCTGGTGCAGACCGTCACCTTGTTTGTTTTGGGTGCAACCCCCTAGGTGAAGCAGATCAAGACCTTCTTATGGTTAGGTGGTCTGATCAGGAAGATCCTTTTGATTGGACTCCCACAGCAACCAACACCGCAGGTTCACAACGCATATCATCGGGCTCAGAAATTATATCGGCTCAAAAAACCCGTCAGGAAATGCTTATCTGGACGGATACATCTCTTCACGCCATGCGGTTTACAGGTCCTCCGTTTACGTTTGGCTTTAGTATGTTAGCTAACAACGTATCCATTATTGGCCCCAATGCTGTAACAACAGTAGGAGACAAGGTTTTCTGGATGGATCGTGAAAACTTTTACGTCTACACGGGTCGTGTTCAGACGATTCCTTGCACGCTTCTTCGCTATGTCTTTGACGACATTAATCTAGATCAAAGCTTCAAGTGTTTTGCGGCATCTAACAAAATGTTTGATGAGGTGTTCTGGTTTTATCCTACTTCAGACTCAGATGAAATAGATCGTTACGTCAAGTTTAATTTCACCGAAAACACATGGGATTTAGGGACGCTATCTCGAACGGCTTGGGTGGATTACGGTATTCATGATAATCCGAGAGGGTGTGGTGCAGCTAGTGACGTAAATTACGTCTATGTCCATGAAAGTGGGGATGATGACGATGGCTCTGCCATGACTTCTTTTATAGAGTCTGCTGATTTTGATTTAGGAGATGGCGAACAGTTTATGTTCCTAGATCGTCTCATACCCGATATTGATATTACAAGCTCAGACGCAGATGCTTCGGTTAACTACATTCTAAAGACTAGAAATTATCCAGGAGATAGTTTGTCTACAAATTCAACAAACGCGGTGAAATCCTCAACTCAACAGGCTTTTCTGCGTAGTCGATCAAGGCAAGCGTCTCTCCGCATAGAAAGCGATACTACAGATATAACATGGACATTGGGCGATTTACGTCTTGGTATCCGACCAGATGGGAGGAGATAATGGCTAAATTGCTTGACCATTCAATGCCCATGGCTCCTGATCAATACGATGCGGACACTTTTGTGCGTATTTTACGTGATTTAGAGATGGCTTTAACAAAAATAGATTTTCCTGCGGTGGTTAGCGGTGAAGATGATGATAATGGCAAAAGTTGGTTTATGGATTAATGGCTTCAGCGTACAAAAATATAGCAACTTTAGTGGGTTCGACAGGGGATGTCACAATTTATACCTGTCCAACCGCGACAGAAGCGATAATAAAGAATATAAATCTTTATAATAGTCATTCAGGCACTATAGTAGTGTACCCGAAGATTACCGATAGTTCCGCATCGGTTACTGTTACGCTAGAGAAAGCTAGTATCGGAACTCTCGCAGATACGTTTCTCGCTGGACCTTTTGTTCTTGAGGCCAGTGATACGCTCATACTTAATTGTGACACAGCGTCGAAGATTTATGCCTTCGCAAGCGTGCTGGAGATTTCCTGATGATGATAGATACCTCTCCCAAATATTCCGGTGAACCCACCGCAGAAGCCTTGGCCAACGGTTTGGCAACTCTTGGTCGTTATGGTGACAACTACATGGTTCATGCCGCTGAAGGCGAGACCGTTGTCCCCAAAGAGATTCTTGAGGCTAATCCGGGTCTAAAAGAAGACTTATTTAGACAAATGACGATGATGGGCATTGAAGATCCAAATCGTTATGTTGTGGGTAGCGAACTAAATTCAATTAACCCAATTACTGGACAACCTGAATTTTTCTTTAAGAAAGTGTTCAGGGCTATTAAGAAAGTCGCTAAAAAGATTCTTCCTATAGCGGCTCCTATTATTGGTAACATTATTGCACCAGGCATTGGTGGCATTGTAGCGTCAGGATTAACCACTAAACTCATGGGTGGTTCATGGGCGGATGCTTTAAAGGCTGGCGCTCTAAGTTACGGTGCAAGTGCGCTGGGTTCAGGAATTATGGGTGGGTTTAACGCACCACCGGGGGTTAGTTTCGGAGAAGGTTTCACGACAGGACTTGGTAGGGGTCTTACCGCACCCTTTAGTGCCGCTAGCAATCTGTTCTCGGCAGGACCTCAAAACCCACTTGCTCAAGGAGTCTTTGGTCCTCGAGGCACGGGAACATTTTTCTCTGATCTTTCCGGAACCGGGTTTGATAGATCCGGGATATTTGGTGTTGCGGATCCCGCAACTCAACAATCAGGTATTATGGACAAACTATTCCCCTCATACCAAGGTGCCGCACAGCTTCAAGCAGCGGGAATTAACCCTCAAACAGGTGCCTATGTTGGCGCCCCGCGCGTTCCAGTTACCACCGTAAAACTTTCTGACCTTACACAAACCGACGCAGCAAAAAGATTTAAAAGTCTTCAATCTGGTGCAGCACAAGACACATCCAGGCTGTCTACCAATCTCGGAGAAGGTTTCACAGAAAAAATACCAGGAGCTTTAAAAGTAGGTGATATTTCTCCCGAAGGAAAATTTATAGCGGTAGAAACGCTTGATAAAGCAGGTAATCTTAAAATTGGGTGGAAACCAAGAGGGCTCATAGAACGAACCGTTGGTTCTCTAACAGGCTCTACGAATAACCTTCTCAACAAAGGCATTGGATACGGTGCCTTGGGATTAGGGGGATATGGTCTGGCTAAAGCTACAGGAATGCTCGATGCCCCCGAAGATGAAGAATTTAAAAATTTAATGGCACGAGGACAAGCCAACTCAGCGCAAATAGCCGCTTATCAGAAATGGTTACAAATAGCGGATAAAAATTCTCCTGAAGCACAAGAGTTAAAATTAACTTGGTATGGACAGCCTGCGTATACTAATCCACAACTTGCCGCATCGTTTGGAGCGGTGCCTGCCGCAAGTGGCGGTGAAATTGTAGGGCCAGGAACAGGAA